CCTTATCACATAAACTCCAGAGTTTACTCCTTGAACTAAATACATTAATCCATAACGGATTGCATCCAAAAAATGATTAAACTTATCTATTGGTGCTTCACCCTTATCTTTCCATACATAGTTATTTAGCTCTCTTATTATACCGTGAGAACCTCTATCTACTACTATCTCATAATCCTGCATCAAAGCAATACCAGATAATATACTACCTTTCTTCTTTACTGTAGGCTTTATATTAAGACCCAATGTTTTCATCTCTGATATTAAACGTGGCTCACTATTATCACAGATAATCAAATCCATACCACACTCTCTTCTATTCATACTTGCTATCTCAGATGTGTTTAGATTAGGTTTTCCGTAGATTTCCTTAACCCAAACCTTTCTTGCGTTCTTATCTACCGAAATCTTCACAAGTGTCGTTAAATCGGCTGAAAATCCAAAATCCTGTCCATAGCAAGTAAGTTCTGTAGGAATAAAGTCTCCAACTCTCCATTTTCTTATAATAGTACCTTCTGCTTTCTCAAGCCAACCTCCTAATATTTGGTGCTGATACTTGTCTGGTCTCTTACGTTTCATCTCGTAAATTCTCTCCAAGAATGATTGAGATAAGTTCTTCTTATTATCTTTGTAAGTTGTATGAACATAAGTAACGTTACCCTTAACCATATTAGAGGCTGCCAATACGTTTTCATTTTGGAAGAACCTCTGATATATCCAATGCTCTTTAGTTGTTGGATTCAGTATAAGAATAACTCTGTTCTGTTTAGTTTGTGAACGTATAGAGAAGTCAATCTTATCAAATGTACCTTCATCTACAAGTTCCTCTGCTTCATCAACTACAAACGTAGTTATACCATTCAAGGATTTAAGTGCAGCAGTTTGATTACCAGATGACGTTCTAATACCTTTAAATATTATAGAACTACCTGTCTTTAGGTTCATAATCTCATCTTTAGTTATCCTAAAGTCATCGTGAACTCCCATTAAGTTAATCTTCTCAATAAATTCAGGTATAATAGATGTATGTGCTGACATCATAGTATAACGTGAAAACAGTATCTTATGACCTTGTTCATAGGTTAGGTTAAGTAAGAATACGTTTATACCAAACGACTTACCACTACCCCTACCTCCTGTAACAACAAAATACCTACTCTCATTCTTGAAAATAGGTATGTATTTTTCGTGTATGTCTATCTTACTCATCTTTTGGTGTTACGTCTATAATCTTCTCTTTAATCTTCTTACCTTCAATACTATCTCCAAAGAAATTAATCACAGGAGCATTAGGTTTTTTAGTAGAGGTTTCCTTGTCTTCATCATAAGCGTAGTCCATAAGCAATTTCATATGATTGTAGCTACCTTCTTTTGCTTTCTTAGCTAAACTCTCAAAAGCATTTACCTCGCTACCAAATACATTCTTGATAGCTTTCTTAGCATATTGCTTCTTACGATTCTTCTTAGCGGTATTCATTGCAGGTTTGTTAGACCTCTCTTTATCTGGTACAGGTAGCTTGGGAATAGATTTCTTTCTACTATTCCCTTTTCTACCGTCTGTTGGCTTAATCTCTTGTGAATTACTCATATTATGATAACTAAAGTGTTGTTATTTTGTTTTTTAGGCATTAATTTTATGAACCCCTTGATGACATTTATTACAAAGAACCTCTAAATCACCTAAACTTTCATTACCTAAACTATTATAATTTAAATGATGAACCTGTAAATTCTCTGTTTCAGAACATCTACTGCATTTATAGTCAGAAAACTTTAACATCTTATTTCTAATAGTATTCCATTCTTTTGAGTTTAAATATTGATGATAAATGCTTTTCTTATATCTATCTATTAACCATACCCTTGTTTCCCCATTGTAAACATCTCTTTCTTCACCATCTATATTCACAGTTCCTAAACAAGTGTCTGAAAGAATATAGAATTCCCACACAGAGAAACTCTCTTGATATTCATTATTAAGTTCAAAAGATATCTGCTTTAACTCAAAGTCAAATTCCAAACTACTTAGTAAACGCCTTACATCTTGTTTCTTGTCAAAACTAATATACACTTCTGATTTATTCTCATAATCAGTACTATCTATTTTAGCCAAGTTCATATCAACATCTTTATCGTAATCATTAATATATTTAACTATTACGTCTAATAAAGGTTTACACACTTCTCTCATTTTATTATGTTTTTAGCTATAGTAGTAATAGTTATCTTGCTCACCTCTTTCAGCCTCGTAATAGTTCTTTGTAATCTCTATTTGATACTCTAACAAGCCTGATAGATAACCACATAGAAAGGTAACATCTGCATCAGATAAGTCGTAAACGTCTTCTCCTTCTAATATCTCTATCCTTAACACCTCGTTTATGTCAAGGAATAAGTCTATTGTATAATCTTCTCCTTCATAATAGATAGAAACCTCGTTAGGAAGTGGGTTCGAAGAAAAGCCTTCTGTTGAATATTCTGGTCTTATTGATAATATCTTATCCTTTAGTTGTTCTTTCATAATACTTGTTTTAATTGTTAATGATATTCAAATCTACAATACTTTTTTGAATTGGCAATACTTTTTAACATTTATTTAACTAATAATTCTTCTCTTTTAATATAGTAGGCATTTGTATATTTCATAAGTTTACAATCCCACTTACTAATATCATCATAATCAACAAAATAAAATTCAGCAGTTGTTTCATTTAAGATATAAACAAACCAATATAAATCTATTCTGTTTAATCCTTTTTTATGTGCCTCTTCATTAACAAGTAAGTGAGAATATTTAGTGTATTTATTTGTTTTTATATCTATTCTTTTTTCTTTTAATATAAAGTCTGGGTTTTTACTTGATTTAAAATCTAACAAGTTTGCTAATGTAAAATTTATGTTTTTCTGAGTTAAGTATTCTGCAACTATTAATTCACCTAAAACACCAAGAGTATCAACTTGTTTGTTCTTAACACCTCTATCAAATCTTGTATTAACTTTATTGTTGTCTTTATTCATTACACCTCTTGCATAACCAATTTGTTCTGCAATTAACCAAAAAGACTTTGGGTATTTAAATCGTATCATAATCTTTTAACATTTACCTGTCTACCCTATCTTTACTTCTTAACAGTTCTATCTCCCTATTTAAGTAGTCTTGTGCCTTAATTAAGTCAAGTAGTTCATCGTGCTTCTTACCTGCTCTTGCAATATACTTGATGATATTACCTCTACAGAAGTTTAAATCGTAATCTCTTATAACATCTATGATGTCGTAATCCTTTCCGTTCTCGTAATGTGGTTGTGTACCTCTCATAATTAATTTTCTTTGATTGTAACTATTATTTTTATTACTATTATTACAAATACTGTTATTAAAATTCCCATAATATAAAATTTATTGATTAAAAGCAGTAACCTTCCATAGAGGTTTCTCCTAAAAAAACTTGACATTCATCTTTATTTTTCCAACTCCAAGATTTAACTCTTAAACTAACAATCTCTCGTACTTCTTCTCTCTTATCCTCTGGAATGGTGTCTATAAGCCTTTCTAAGGCATCTTTACCCTTATTTAGTGTATTTGTATAGATATTTTGTTTAGAGTCGTTTAAACGCTTCTTTTGTGCTTGTTCTATTGTAAGGAACTCTTCTGCCTTATCATTAAAGTACACATTGTATGTATTTCTGAATGAAGCATATGATTTATAGTAAATACCTACCTTTTTTACTGCGTGAGTTATAGATGAACGACCTTTTTGCACACCTCTTGTGCTAAACCAATCAGAAATCATCTCATCAGTCATAAAATTCAAGTCTTTTAGTATTTTATAGAATAATGTTCGTGTAATCATTATCTCTGTCTTCCTTGAATTACTATTTAACTCAATTCCTGTTAACTGTTCGTAATCTTTAGCTAAATCATCTGCTACTTGTTTATTATATCCTCTCATTTTTATTTGTTTTAATTTAATTTGTTATTTTCTTTTATTTTATCTATTTCTATCATTGTTTTAGTGAAGGTATTGGTCTCATACCAATCTAAAGCCTTTTTTATACCAGCACAAGCCAAATAGTACTCTTGTTCCTCGTAATATTCTAAAATTTCTTCTAAAACATACTTAGGCAATCCTTCTTGAATCTCGATTATCGAATTTGAGAAGTACAACTCCACAATAAATCTATCTTCATCGCTTAATGTTCTCATAACAGTCTGTTTTAAGTGTTAGTAATGACTTAGCTTCATTAAACATAGATTTAGCATCGTCTCCGTATATCTCCTTATACAACCTGTATGTTCTATTGACTAATGAATACTTATTATTAGCGTCTTTAAAGAGTTTTTTAGCATAAGCCTTACCGTAACCCTTACAATAGTTTATATTGTCAGCAGTATCGCCTATAATCATCTGATAGTAGAAGTTTTCGTTTGCTTCTTGCTCTGATATTTTAATTAACTCTCTACTCTTGTAGTTGTAGTTATAAAACCAACAGGGGAATTGCTTATAGTCTTTGTCTAATGACATTATGATTACAGAATCAACACCATTCTTCTCTACTTCTTCTGCCCACAATGTAGCTACAACGTCATCTGTCTCTACACCATCACCATAAACAGAATCATATGCAAGTTTAACCATATCGTGAAGTAGAGGCAATATCTCTGGTCTCTTCTGCGTTCTGTTTAACTTGTATGTAGGAGATATATCCTTTCTAAAGTTATTTTTAGAACCATTACAGAAGATAATCTCATCTATCTCTACCAATTCCTCTAAGAAAGAAATTAGCTTATCAAAGCTATCCTCAAACTTATCGAAAGCTACATTGACATCAGTCTCAAATATATCATCTGAAGATTGTCTGTCATCTTTCCTCTTAAAACAAGAGGCATATATTAAACTGTCTGCATCAAAGATTACTTTCATAACTTGGTATTGATTTAATGTACACAGGTTTTTTCTGTATTCTTTTATCATCAACCCATCCTGTGATAGGGTTTATCTTGTTTTCCCAAAACTTGGTCAGTCGTTGTTCTTTAATTCGCTTCATAATGTTTTATGTTTTATTTAAAGCAAATCTACAAAACTATTTATAAACTTGCAAGTACTTTTTAAGTTTATTCACTACTCCTGATATACAAGGAGAACAACTTGTGTTGGTTTTCTGATTGGTATTGAATATATTATTGTGTATGGTAATCAATCTAACTTTCTGCTGATTAGTTATTTTTCTTGTATTGCTATCCACAAAATCACTTAAGTAAGTATAATCATCCTCAGATATACAGTTTATCTTTTTATAACTAAATAACTTGTTTAGCTTAACTTGTCTCTCATCACAACCACAGTCCTCACCAGCTATAAACTTAACTAACTTGTCTACTCCTGTAGCCTTAGTAATCTTAGCTACTGTATCACCTACACCTTTTGATTGTGCCTCTACATTCTGCTTTAACTTATTGTAGTCTTCACTTCTCTTGGATGCTTTCCATTCTTTGTACTCTCTGTAGTCTTTAGACCTCTTGTCTATAGTTTCATAGTACCCTTGTTTCTCTAATTCTAAATAATAATTGTCTGGTCTCATATCTTGTCAAAATCTTGGTTAAAGTAATCTATTAAATCTTCTGATAAATGTTCTCTTAATATAGCTTTTTGGTTTAGTATAGAATTGTGTATAGAGGTTAATCCTATCTTAGCACCTTTGGATATTGCTCGTAACGATAAACCTTGTATAAAGTATAATTCAAACAACCTCTTGTCATAAACAGTCCAATCAGATATTATCTCATTTATTTGAGTCATTATATTCTCAAAAGCATCGTCTTCTGCTATATCGTATTCAGATTGAACAACCTCATCATTCTCTAATATCTCATAAAATATACTATTCCTTTTATCTTTTAAATAAGAATAATAAAGGTTTCTTAATGTAATCCACACAAAGTACCTGTTAACATCATCCTTATACATAATTCTCTTCTCATCTTTCACAAGTCTGTGCATCCTCAGATACATATCCTGAACTAAGTCTTTAGCAACATCAATATTGCAACCTAAATTCACTAACATCTTAATCCATAACTCGTGATGAACTGCTAACTTCTCTAACATCAAATCTCTTTTATAATTATTTCTACTCTTGGGTTCTCTCTATCTAATTCTGTCGGCATTATAGTCTCTTTCTTTACATAATCATCATTATCATCTTCCCAACAACCATACTCGGTTATAGAGTCTAATAAGAACTTACTTACTACACTAACTACATTCATCTTGTCTAAGCGTCTTTTAGAGCCTTTATAGACCTTATAAGTTACCTCGACAGGTGTTTGTATAGATAAGCCTTCTAACTGCTCTCTAAGAGCCTCTGAATAGGCTTTCTTAGCATCATTACTTATTCTATGATGTAAGTTCCTATATGTATTCATATTCAAAGCAATCCTTTTATCTTTTACAGTCTTTCTCGGTAGTGTTACAAATAAAGGGGATATTATCTTATGAGTCATATTCTATGTGTTTAGCCATTGACTCAGGTAGTTCATAAGAGTACTTGTCTATTTTACTGTTGTCATTAAAATCTGTAGTCTTAGGGCATTTAAAGGCTTTTACAGGTGTTTTGACGATAGATGATATGTTCTTGGATATATTGAATACCCAAACTCCTTTTTCGTCTGTTACAACGTATAAAAACGTCTTTCCTTTTATTTGTGCTTCTTGATAATTTCTATACATTTTCATAGCTTCAATAATTTTGTCAGAATAATACTTTCTTCTATTCTTTATTTCAACTATGTAATTAACGTCAAAAGCATCGTAACAACTATAAGTGTCCGATGCTAATGAAAGGTTGATACCTTTAATGTTATTTAATAAATCTATAGTAGATTGCTCTGTCATTACAAGTCCATCTTTACGTTAAAAGCAGTATGACCACCTAATACAATACCGATACCAACTGCTTCCTTCTTACCTCCTTGCATATATCCCATAGCATATGATTTACTATCTATACCACAACCTACTGCCATACCAAAGATAGCTCTTGTCTTTCCAAACATCCACTCGCAATAAAAGTCTGTGTGGTAATGACCAGATACAGTAGATACCATATCTCTCTTTGCAGCCATCTTAGGCTTACCACTTTTATCTCCGTGAACATACCTAACACCATCGTAATAAACCTCTGTTACAAAGTTCCAATTAGGAGTCTCTAATACCTCAGAGAATTCCTTAATCCATTTACTTGGAATATCAGATGATTGTGCTTTACGGATAATAATTCTGTCGTGATTACCTAAAGTAACATCTGCATCAGGAAATGCTTTATACCATTTAGCTAATTTCTTTACCGCTTGTTCTAACTCAAACTTACCTCCCATACCATCTGCTGATGATTCGTGATAGCTTGAATAATGATTGTCAATAACATCTCCAATAAAAACAACCTTGTTACAGTTATGTATAGCATACTGCTCTTTACAGAAATCTAAATAACCATCTAAACAAAATGGTTCGTGTAAATCCCCTATAACAAGAACTCTGTTCTCTACTTTAGTTAGGTTCTGGTAAGCCTTTAATATCTTACCTTTTAATCTTGGTCTAAAATCTTTCATAATTATATCTTATGTTATAAATATAATGCTTATTGCATAGTTTTTATTGGAAAGTTATCAACATACTTATTAGAAAGTAAGTATTTCGTCAGCACTAATTATTTTAGGTAGTCCATTTTCATTTAACATAAAATCAAATGATTCAAATGGTGTGTTTCTACTTCTCTTACAAGATACTGTTATACAACCAAACTTATTCTCATCTTTTTCTAATTGTATTTGTGTCTCTGCTTTCTTCTCTAAGAAACTACCTAAGTGTCCTGTTGGTTTATCTGAACCAAAGTTACTATGGATTACAGTTACAATATGACAATTATAGACAGTTGACCAAGCCATTACCTTTTGTACGATTAAATTAGACTCCTCTAAATTATTGGCATCACTAACTAAATCCGCAATTCCATCAATCACGATTAAACCTATCTCTTTACCTTCCTCTCTCATACAATCTAAATAGTACTGTATAAAATCTATCCTATCTTTATAACCTATTTTTCTTAAAGCAAATGTATGGTAGAAATCTAATTTCAATCCCTTGTTCATCCATTCTATTCTCTTAAATACTCTCTGCGAGTGCCAGTCTCCTTGCTCTGTATCAAAGTGTACAAAGTGTTTTTTACCTCTAAAAGAACTCATACCTTTAGTGAAATTACCATTAGGATTACAAAAGGCTGAACCTAATAAACTAACAAAGAAAGTCTTCATTGACTTTGGAGGTGCTTGTATGAAACTGAAGTTACCATAAGTTCCAATAGGTATAGGGAACTCTTTAACACTACCATCCTTAGTAACAACCTCTTTGTTCTTAAAGCTAATTGCTACAGGAGGATGTTCTATCTTTTTATTTATATCTATAGCACATTCTTCCTCTATAGATTGCATATACATTATGTGGTCGTTATGTTCTTGTAATTCTTGTTCTGTCATTTCTTTTTGTTTTAGTTTACATTATTGTATCCATCCATCATTAATAGCTATTTCTTTAGATTTAGGTAAAAGATGTATTACATTGTTTTCTATTGATAATATTTTCCATTGTCCTTTAGGTAATTTCATATAAGAAATATCGTCAAACAAAATAATTTCACCATCCTCAATAGTAGATATTACTTCTTTTCCTTTTGGAACATCTATACTAAGTGTTTTTATAATTTTTGTCATTTTTTTATTCTTGTTTTGTTTATTGATAAAAAAAGGGAGGCTTTTAAACCTCCCCTTATCTAATTTAGAAAGGTAAATCGTTAGTTGCTAACTCCTCTGTTGGCACACCAATATCTGTTGCTGGTGCATTAGCTCCTGATTTAAATACTTTCCAAGCCGAAAGACTCACATAGTACTTACCATTGTACTCATTACCTCTGACATTGAAACTTACGTCTACAGATGCTCCTACTTTGTTGTACTTGATAAAGTCATCTACCTTATCTTGTACGATTTCAAACTTAACATCTTGAGGGTATTTCTCATCATTTGTTGTGATAACAAATTCTACTTTCTGAAATCCAGAGTCAAACACTTGTTTCTCTCCGATTAATTTAATTGTTCCTGTTAATTGTAAACTCATAATTCTAATTTTAATTTAATTGTTAATATTTATATTCCTACTTCTATTCCGTTATCTATGGTCTCTATAATGTGTCTAAACACACTTCTCTCTTGTTCACCTGTTACATCTACTCCGTTTAAGATAAGTCTGTAATGGTCTTCTTTACCTGTGGCTTTTAATTCTATGCTATTCATATTATTTAATTAAGATTTCTTTAACTTGTTTTGACATAGTGTATCTCGCCTCTACTGCTTCCATAGAACCACCATCCTTTAAGTATTTCTTTACTTTATCAAACTCACTACTTGCTTGTGTTAAAGTAGTCTTAGTATTCTTAGAATGATTGTTTGTAGCATCACTATCTTTAGTATCGTCTAATAACAATAAGTTACCTAAAGCATACTTCTTAGCATAAGATGAGGCAGCTCCTGTTCTCTGTGGCATCTGCATACCTTTAGCTTGGAAATCTATAATAGCTTGTGCAGAAGATGATACTGAACTTTCTCTATCTATAGATTCAATGTCAATAATCTTAGCTTCTGAATCTACACAAACATTGTCTCCTAACTGAATTAACTTGTCGTTAATCTTAAATACTACCTTGTACTTCTCTTCGTAAGGTTTAATCGCTTCTAAGATGTCTTCTGCTGAACGATAGTTGTACTTACCGAAATTGTTTCTTTGTTTCTTAGGTGCTTTTAGCTCTAATTGGATTCTCTGTAATTTTTCTAAAATGGTCATAATTTACTCTGGTTTTAATAATTCGTTTTTAACTATTTGTTTGTACTCTTGTGGGCAATCTTTATCTGTTAGTTCAAAGATGTAGGTTTCATACTCACCTACCTTAGTCTCTAATTCAAATAATCTTTTCTGTAATGCAGTAATCTGTGCATTTTTAAAGTCTATTAAGTCTTTCATTGTTTAGTTGTTTAGGCTTACGTTTAAGTTTAAATAATTTCTTGTACCTCTTGCTGGTATCTTTACTTGGTAGTTAATCTTTATATCAGTTAGATTACTATCTTGTTCTAAATGATACTCAATCTGTTTCTTTAGCTTATCCCAAGCTGAATCGTTTATCGCTTTAATACTATTACTTTGTTCCACCATTGCTTTAATTTAATTATTAATATTCTCATTTGTTTAAT